ATAACTGCCTTGCGGTTGTGTTTGTTGGAGTTGCTGTGCGCGTTGCACTTGTTGCATTTGTGGTGCAACTTGTGCAGGTGCAGCCTGTACTGGAGCAACTTGTGGTTGACCAGTCTGAATGCCAGCTTTTGCAAGCACTTCGGCAGCAGCTCCATTGCCGTAAACCTCATCGAACTTAGACGCGAGGTCAGGACGCTGAGTCAGTAGAAATTTGTCTTTTTCAGTTGGTTTTAAGGTTGCCATGATTACTGTCCAAATGGGTTAGACGGCACATACTTGAATCCCTTGAGACTCTTGTTGTTTGCGTAGTAATAATTCTCTTGTTGTTGAGCGTAATCAGAAGCCTTGACAGCCAACTTCTTGATGTCTTGCAACGCTTGAATCTTAGACTCTTGCGTAATGCTTGGATTAGCCAAGTCACCGACAGCCTTGTCGTAGCGCTTTGCGTCTGCGTCTGAAGTAGGACCACTAAACTTAGGAGTCTTCAACGCAAGTTGTTGAGACAGTTGAGTCAATCTGTCGTTTGCTTCCTTAGCAGTTGTAGACACGCCAAGAGCGCCAAGCAGTCCTTTAGCGCCAGCTTCAATCTTGCCTGTGTATGCCTCAGAGATTAGCGGTGCAGCACGATCTGCAATGAATGCGCTGTCCTCTGCTGACTTGGCTTCTGCCATAGTCTTTTGTACCGTGTCAAATTCTTTCTTCTGAGCATATGAGAAAGTCTCTGGTTTGTTGGCTTCAGTAGCCTGTCTAAGTGCTAATGATTGCTCAGTCAAACTTCTCATTGCACCTCTTTGCTCTTCAAGTCCAGCAGCAGTCTGCGCAAACTGTTGTGCTCTCTGTACGCTTTCACCTAACTGGCGAATACGCTCGTCTGCCTTCTCAGGATCAAGTGTTCCAGATGCGTAGCTCTTCTCGTATTGACTTGCAATTTTTCTAAGATTAGCTGGGATTGTCTGATCTTGCGTAAAGATAGTGAACGGGTTTTCTTGCACGCCAGTCGTTAAGAATCCTGCACGACGCAAGTCTGGAACTAACTTAGACACGGCAGCCAATGTCTCTAACGGGTTAGATGACAAGGCAGTCAATGCTTGCAGTTTATTTGGATCAATAGTCAGTTGTGTCTGACCGCCTTCTCCAATAGTTTCTTTAAATACTTGCGGATACAGCTCGCGCATTTGCATTGCACGCTTAGATTCTTGCAACTTCTGACCAGTCAGAATGTTTTGTATAGCGCCTGTCTGCGCTTGCTGATAGCCTTGCTGTCCAGCCTGTAAAGCACCGCCAAGAGCTTGACCTAAAGAGACAGGTCTCTCGCTTGGACCACCAGCAGAAAGCAATGCTGCTGCTGCTTGAAGCATTCCTTGTTGTTGAATTGCTTGTTGTTGATCTGGCGTGAGATAACCTTCTAAGCCAGACCCGCCACCACCAAATAGTAAACCACCAAAATCTTGCATTGCCATGATCTACTCCTTAACCTAAGAATCCAAGCAGACCGCCTAGACCAGCTCCATAGCCAGCGTATTCTGGATTAGCCTTGCCACCGATCAATGATCCGAGTTGAGCACCGCCCAATGCACCGCCAAAGCCAGACGCTACTGGGTTTGTGTAAATTGGCTTTGTGGTGCTTTCTCCAAGCCTTGCAGGTTGCAAGCTCAAAGCGCCCTGCGCTATGTTCAAACGCTCTAGCGGTAGACCGCGAGCTGCATCTAGCTTTTGTTGTTCGTATTGCTGCATCAGTTGTTGCTGTGATAGCCCTAAGTTCTGAGCCTGTGCAAAGCCACTCTGACGCAGTTGAGCAGCCAAGTTACCCGCATTGCGTAGTGCTGCCTCATCAACCAGCGATCTGGTGACTGCTTGGCGTGTACCGCCAAACGCTTTAGAAGCAGTTGCTCTCGCACCTTCTGCCGATATTTGACCTTGGCGAGCACGCTCGATGTCTGCTAATGTATTCTGAACCACTTGGTTCTCATACGGGTTCATGTACTTCTGAACCATACCAAGGTTGTACTCAGCGTAAGGGGCAAACTGTCTTTGTCCTAGACCAGCGCCAACCATTCTTGCCTCTTCCAAGTTGCGTAGATACGCAGCCTTGACCTCTGGATCAATGCTTGATGTTGTGGTGCTTGATGTTGGTGTACTACCGCCTAAAGCCTTGGCTGCTAAACCAGCACCCGCCAATGTCAATGGGATATTGTCTTTTGCAAAGTTAAGTGCGCTACCAAGTATCCCAGCCGATCCAGCTTGCTCTTTAGCTATCATTTCAGCCGTCTGCTGTGCAGTCATCTCGCCAGCAGTTGTAACGGCTGAAGGTACGCTTGATGCACCACCAGATACAGCATTAGCAACACTATTAGCATTAGATATTGCGCTTACTTCTGGAGGAATGGCTGGCAAAGTAAAACCAGCATTAGTAGCGCCAAACGCTGGGAGTTCTGTGGCTAATACTGAACCAGTTGTAACTGGAGCTGCTATTGCGCCAGCACCAGCAGCCTGACTTGCAAGGTATGCGTTATCAGCAGCGACTGCTGCATTTGCGCCAGACAATGCAGCACCTTCAGCCCCGATAGGCAAACCCTGACTCGCTGCATAGATAGCTGCTGCAATCTTGGCTTCTTGCGGTATTGCGTCGTCAAGACTTGTCAATGCGTTATCAACGCCACTAATGATGCCTTGACCTATATTGCCTACTTCGCTTACTACTCCACCCATATCATCTCCCTTGTCACACCTTATTGGTGTAGATAAAAGCCTTCGATCCGTCTAATAGTGATATTTGACATTTCTCAGACCAGCCAAATGACTTGGCAAATCTTACAAGTTTGATGTCTTCTTCGCGTATCAGCGCGACGATAGGCTTCCCAATTAAATTCTCAATCAGAGCAATGCTCTTCAAGCAGTCCTTTTTAACCCCAGAAGACCATCTTCTGATCTCCACATGAATCCACAAGTTACCTCTGAAGAACTCCAAATACACGGTGTAATCCTCTCGGATACATACAGGTACTTTTCCCGCCCTTAATTCTTGCTCCAATTCTAAGTCACCGTTTGCCCATTGCGACAACATCAAATCGGTTCACGCCTACACGCCAGTCCTCTAGAACTGCCCCCGTGTATCTAACCTTGACCTGTCTACCAGCAAACCTCACATCTGTCGGTTGAGCTGCTGGGTACGGTCCATAAGTCGTCTCAGTCGCCATCGGGTACATACGAGTCTTGAAGGACACGACGACCTCGCCAAGCGTTTGCTCGTCTGGGATAACCCGACGCACCGACATGATGTTGTCCCCGTTACCAATCTGGTAAGGACCAGACTCAGCGAATGGTACAGAACCGTCGTATGCGTAGCCAACTTCATGCTCGTATATGTATCCATCTGACGAAATCATCAAAGGATTAGTGAATACACCTCGATCAGTTCCAGCAGTACGAGCCAAAGAGCCAATAGCCCAATGCCCTTCACGGTAGTTGTAGACGACATAGGAGTCATTCTCATTGCTGGCGCTAGATGGGTAAAACCAGATGATCTCGCCATACTTTGAGTTGTGTACTGCGTAGACCTTGCTTGATTGGTTGTAGTTGATGTTCTGGAAGATGTAGTCGCCAACATCTGACACCAAGGGCTTGACATAGCCGTCATATACCCAGAAGCCTGACTTAGACATCCAGATGGCTGCGGTATCAATGGCTGCTACTGCCTGTGAACTAATCACGCCACAGCCTGATCCTGCCTTCTCAAAGGAGTAGACATAGGGCAGTCCGATGTATGTAGCAGCGTGTACATCCACATCTGTAAAGATTAGATTAATACCTCGGACGCGCTTGCCACACTTTATTGAGCCGACAGAATTGATCTCAAAGTCACCTGCCTGATTGGTTGCCGATGGTGTCCAGACAGTGTTGTTTTCTTGATCACACCAAGATACCTTGCGTGGATTACCTGATGCGCCAAGGGCAAAGACAAATCTTTCTGCTGTCGTCATCACAGCTTCGCAGCTCGTTGGTGCATTGACAATGGCAATAGCCTTTGTTGGCGTGGTAAAGCCTAGCTGCCACTCAAGGAGCTGACCGTCAGCGTTTGAACACGCAACAAGATACTCGCCCCATGAGTCCATTGACCAAGTAGTCGCTGGGATTATTCCTCCCAAGTCTGGACGCGCCACACCGTAGGCAAAAGAGCCATAGGTGCTGTAACCGTAACCAGTCTTTAGCGTTGCGTCTGTAATGCCAGTTGTGAAGGTGACTGGTGTAATGTCTTTCAAGACACCAGCCTCGCTCATTGCATACAACTTTGTAGGCGTGCCAGCAGCAATGTACCGTTCATCTGCATTGGTACGCCAAGTCAGCATTCCACGACTGACACCAGTCATCTGAGAGGTTGATCGCTTACGCCACCCGCCCCAAGGTCTGAGAGTATTCTCAAACCATCTGACTAAGTTGGAATCAAACCAGCGACCCATAGACTGGTACTCAGTACCGTTACGGTATACGCCAGCAGGGATTTTGAGTGGTACGAGTGCCATAGAGTCTAATTATGCTGAAAGATTGGACACAAATGTAACCGTCACAATGACAGACGGTATAGACGGTCTTGTTGGTGTGGAACTGGCAGCGTAGTGCTCAATGGATGCACCAACATCTGAAGTGCGCCACATGAGTTCAACATAGTCGTTTGTATCAAGACTTACAAAGAAGTTCATTGCACCAATAATGTGAAATGGGTCTCCAGAACTTTTCCTTGGTGCTAATCCAAATCGTGAGTTTGACTTGTCGATGTTTGTGCCGTTCTTGCGAAACCAGATGTCAATGTCAACCGACGCATTTGTCGTGTTTACTAACTGCACGCTGAACTGAATGTTATAAATCCCAGCCTGAGACACATTAAACCTTGACGAGTTTGACAAGGTTACGCCATTGTTGAAGTCTGTCGTATCAAATGTGATGGCATAGGCAGTCGTGGTGTTGGCTGCCGTCTGGTCTGTGCCGTCTTGGAATGCCCCGTAAGGGTTGTTTAGAAACCTGCCACCGCGAGGTGACGCAATGGATTGCAAGGCATTGGTTAACTTCAAGAAGAAGGTGCGCAACGCACCATTCGTCTGCGCAACAGTCAGACGGTCATACCTTTCCTGCGGATTAGGCAGGTCTGGTACGGCAGGAGTCTGGAGTTGCTGATAGAGGTTCGTCATACAGCCTTGTTGTACTCTTCTTGCGTAAGTATGCCAATGGCGTACTTATTCTGCGGTCTGAAGATGGTGAGCTTTTGCTGACGCATCTCAGGAGCAAACGAAATGTGAGTCCAGCCTTTATCACCAAACTCATGGATCATCTGGTCAAACTTGATGTTTGATTTCTCAATAGCCTTGCAGACTTCGAGTGGAGTACCAAAGCCTTTACAGGTGAAGTCAATAGCCCAGCCATCCATGTGACTCGATACCTTGCTACCGCCT